GTCCCATGGACCACTGAACTTGGCATTGATAAGATTGGGAAAGCCTTTATTGCCCCTCATCCTGTAAAGAGATGTCAACTCGTTCATTCCAATCTCACCCATCTTAACGACGACGTTAGGGTCATGTGGGCTCTGTGCCACCTGTCCAAATGATCCCTCTCCTAATTCCTCACCGAAGTCCATTGGGAAGTTGGGGTCTTTGACAAGAGGTTGGACAGCATGGTTCATCTCATTGACCATACTGCTGTCTCTCGCAAGGTACGGCAGCGCAGTCATCTTTTTCTTCATCAGGTCATTCTTGGACTGGGTGCCATATAAACTATTGTCTTGCAAGTCTAACATCGACTGCAATTGCTTTATCCTCTGAGGCCCCGGCATTTTGTTCAATGCACTCTGTGCCTTCTGAAGTGTTGGCCTGGATGGTTTCTTGTTCCCAGCAATCTTTTGAACGTCATTCTCTTCTGCAATGGGCATATCATCCTGAGCCAGTGGACTGTCCTCTTGTCCCTGGTTCTTCTGTCCACTCTGTGCCAGCTTGACCAGCTCATCGAACGACACATTCTTAAAGTTGGTGCCGTCTGGTCCTGCTGTCCACTGATAATAATTTGTCTTGCCAACGAACGCATCATCCGCCACCTCTCCTGGTGGTTGGTTGCTGTCGACACAGTGATCGCCATCTGGTCCTGGTTCCCATGACTTGACGTCATCGAGTTGCTCCTGTCCTGGCTCAGCAGTTCCCACATTCATGCCCTGCATTTGCCTCTGGTTGGGTGGCTGCTGCGTCGCACCAAGTCCCATGCCAGCAGGGCCTCCAGGGCCTCCCTGCATTGGGTCAGGGCGACCTCCTCCCTCTCCCGGTCCTCCCTTCGCTGCCAGTTCTGCCTCCTCTTCAGGCTCCACTGGCACGAGCTGGTCGTTAACAGTCTTGAACTTAGTCTCGTTGGTTTGCGGGTCTTTCCAGTAGCCAAAGCCACCGTACTTCAACCCCATCGCAATTGCTTCTTTATGTGCCTTCTCTCCCTTTTCTTCAGCGAGACGGCAGAACCCCCTCCGCGTCTTCATTCTACTCCACCAGAACCTGACACATTATTGTCGCCATAGTCTCCCCAGCCTACCTTCTCTGCCCACGCATAACCGTCACCGTTGACGCCAGTGCGTCCCCAGGTGTTATAACCGGGCCCGTTCTCAGGTGACGAGTCCTTGCTGTTACGCTCGTTACTTGTGTCGTCCCGCTCAGACTTAGGAACGCAACGCTTGGTCTCTCTGTCCCATCGGTGACCACGTGGGCACTTAGGAAACTCTCCCTCAACTTGATATATTGGTTCAACATCCTCAGTTGCCTTGAGGAACTCAGTGAAGTTCATCGTGCTTTTTAGTTATTTATCCCCAGACCTTAGGCAGAGTGAAGTTCAGTTTGGAAAACTCAAGGCGATCGATTAGCTTGACAGCAGTTCTCCCTTGGATGGCAACGAATCCCTCGGGGGATGTCGCGATATAATCCCCATTTCCCCTGTCAGCAAAGAGATTCAATTCTGACACTTTTTTCATCTTATCGACGAGCATGTTCTTACAGAGCTGAAGGTTCATGTAAGTTGCGAGCACCATCTTGAACTCTTCCTCTCTTTCCATAATCATGTCAATCAGTTCAATCCACTTGACCGCTTTATCTGCCTGTGCTGCGATAGACTTGTTCTTGCTAATTGCTTTGTCGAACTCTTCTCCAAGGTGATAGAAGAATTGAATGTAAGTTGTCTTAACTGGTGGAATCTGCTCACCCTTCACTACGAAACTGTTAAAGAACTTTTTAAGTTCGGTGTCAATCATCAATGCTTTACCTCCAGACAGGATGTCATCAAGCATCGCGCCGCACTTCTTGAGTGAGCCCTCAGCTCGACGAATCGCTGCCTCATAACTCCGTCGCTCATCGATACGCATTGATGCAGCACCTGAGATGTCTTTAAATGTTGACTTCTCAATCCATGCTCCAGGTGGCACATTGAAGTCGCTATCGCTGACTCCGAATGATGCAGTCATGTTTGAAATGTTGCTGCCAGTGTACTTGGTGTGGAAGACAATACCAAATCTTGCATTATCTATTGCCTTTCCCAATTCTGTGCTCGGGTTAGCAGCGTAAGTGATAGTGTTTGGGCGGAACGTGATGTATCTCTGCCCCATAATATTTTCTCGTTTCTTCTGTGATTCCATGAACATCATGTCCCCTTGTAGGACTCCCTTGATGTTTGCTTTGGAAAGATACCTAAAGGCAAGGGATAGTTTCTGTGCCAACTCACCCTGGTGGTTTTGAGAGATTTCTTTCTCTGACTTTGACATTACTGGGACTTTATTAAAGACTGCTTTTGTCCCAATAAAAAACCGACCGTCAGACGGGTCGGTTCCACAAACGATTGCAGGCGCACCATCCCATTTCGTTGTCACTGCGACAGCGGGACCGGGCTTCCCATCCAGAAAAGCACCCATGGCCTTGAGGATAGATATTGCTTGTTCACCACCTGCGGCACCCTTGTTGATGATCTCATCTTCAATGTGCTCTAGGTGCGTGTTCTTGCCTTTCTTGGCGGCCATGGGAGGTTCCCTGTACTCTCCTATATTATAACCTAAAGGTCCCCTCCTGTAAAGGAGGTGTTAGTTGTTGACGCCCAGGAGTTCTGGAATCCGTTCAGGTGCTCTCGCGCCCAAAAGATAACTCCCTCCTTATCAATGCCAGAGCACAGCTCGTTGCCGTCTCTGTCTTTGGCTTGATACGTCTTCCAGCGTGTGGACATAACCACAAACGCTCCGTCGTCATACGTCTCCAATTCGGGCATCGGTAGAATCATTCCTCGGTTGATGGCGTCACAGTTGTCTCAGCTTCCTCGTGCTCGTGGGTGTGCTCGTTGTGCTTTTTGAGTGCCCACTTGGTGACGCCAACGGCGGCAACAGTGATAGCAATCTCCACTGGGGCGGCAATGATAGCACCGACTGCAGCGACACCAATAACCACACCACCACCAATTGCCATGGCTTTATTCCAAGCCTTGTGCGTCTCGGGGTTAGTACATTTTCCGCAACTCATAAGTCATCCTCCTGTCTGTTTTCTGAATAATAAGGGTCGAACGCACCACCAGGGTAACGCTTTTCTAATTTATTGACGTTGATCTCGATGATCTCGTCATATGATGACTCGAGAGCCATCAGGCATTGAGTGACATACCACATAGTATCACCAAGCTCTTTGAGCAGGTGTTGGCGTGTCTCCTCGTTCCAAGGCTTGCCCTGGAATACGAGTTTCTTGACAATCTCCATCACCTCACCACCCTCAGCATTGATACCAATAGCACCAGTCATCAGGCGTTCGATGTTGGCTCCCTTCTCATCGAGGGCAACCAGTCTGTCTGACAATGCAAGGAAGTCCTTGCTCTCATCAGATGTAACAGCGTCGACAAACTTGCTGTATTTCGCGAAGTCTACCTGTTTTGTCATAAGTCTAAGGGTTGTGCTTGTGAATCTGGGAGAATTTGTTGCATGGGGAGCACTTGCTCTTCGCCAACAACAAAGTGCGGCACGTCAACTGTTGACGGTGCCGGTGGGAGATACATGATGTCCCACTTTGCATCAGGGTACAAGTCTGTAACCCTGAGCACGTCCTTCATTGTACCGCAGTCACGCCTTTGCGTGTCTGAGATGTAAACACGATAGAATACTCTATCGTTAGAACGAGAAGTCAGCGAAATTATTTTGTTTGAATTTCGGCTCAGTGTCATTATACTTAAATGTGGGTTCTGTTTCAAGGATGTCATCTTGTGCGGTTTGTTCGACATCATAAAGACGCATCTTTGCCCTGTCGATGCCGACTACGAACTTGCGGTGCGTCGTCGGGTCGTTGTATCTGTTTTTGAGTTGCTTGACCATAATTTGTCCCATCTGATCCAATTCATCATTAGAGATAAGAGCAAACATAAAGTCGGCAGTAGCAGGAAGGCCAAAAGACTCAGACGTGTCTGTGAGAGAGATGTCTGAAGAAGCAAAGCCTGAACGGGTAGTTTGAGTAGCACTTACGACGGGAATTTGATGTTTGACAGCGAGTCCACGCAACTCTTCGGCAATAGCCTTGACCACAGTATAAGAATTGACGTTGGAACCAGGACGGTACCGACTAGAGTTGCATATGTTAAGATAATCAACAAATAGTATATCAGGTTTGAACCCCTTTTTGAGTTGTAGCTCTTTGATGAGTGCATCGAAGTGTCCTGTGTGTGCCGAAGCGGTCGGATATTCTTTGATAAACAATTCACCTTGAGTCTTAGATTTCAACCCAGCAATTCTGGACTCATAGACTTGCTTGGGAACCTCAACTATGTCTTGGACGTTGACGTCGAGGAGGTTAGCGTCAATTCTTTCTGCAATTCTTTCCTCAGCCATCTCCATTGTGATGTAGAGGACGTTTTTACCTTGCAGGAGGGTGGTAGCAGCCAGGTTGCACATGAATAGAGACTTGCCGACGCCCGTACCAGCAAGAGCGACGTTAAGAGTCTTATTCGGTAGACCCCCCTTAGTAATCTTATCGAAGTACTCGATCCCCATTGGGATTCGTTCTTCTTTGAGATGATAGAAGGCATAGCGTGCTTCTGAATCGTTAAGGTAGTCGTGCCCGACATGTGGGTCGAACGAAACTGAGAGTGCTTCGGTGAGTAGAGCGGGGATGGCTCCCCTGTCCTTGTCTTCTTTTCCGTCATGGATTGAGATGCTTTCGAGGAGGGCGAGATAGACTGCCCGTTCCTTGCACCATTTCTCTGTTTCATCGATTAGAAAATCCAGCGCTGTTTCTTGTCTTCCAGTGTCACTGAAGACGGAATTGCAAACCACTCCCAACTGCTTAAACTCCTCTTCAGGAAGCCCGTCAGTTGCTTCAATGGCGATTGCGATTGCTTCTGCAGTTGGGCATTTGTCATACTCAGAAAAGAATCGCTCTGCGATTTCAAATAGAGTGCGTCCTGCGGACGTCTCAAAGTATTCTGCCTTAACATACGGAAGTACCTTTCTGGTGTAGGTTTCATTGTGAATTAATGATGTTAAGATTGTCAGTTCAATAGATGACAGCATCAGGCTCCATACGAGAAGGTGCCTCGTGCAATCACGTCGAGTTGTTCGAGGACTTCTGGGGTGAAGTATTTCTCGGGATTCTTATAAATCTCCTTGGCGTAGATTTTCTTACCGTCGATCTCGTAGCGGCCTGCCACGTTCTTCCACAGTCCTCCTGCCTCGCCCAGCTCCAGAAGTCCATAATATCTGTCCAGTCCTCTTTCGTCATAATAAAGTCTCAATTCGACCTGTTGATTCTCTTTGCTCAGACGTGACTTAGCAGTCTTTGCCTTGATAATGTTTCCGATGACTTGCGCTCCATCTTTCTCTTTTTTCTTGCTGAGATAGATGATTGTAGACGCTGCATATTTAAGTCCAGAGCCACCGCCCATCTCCTTTGTTGGAACATAAGCTCCGATGACATCGTAAGTATGGTTGGTAACAATAAGCGGGACATTTGCTTGGCCTAGTTTGAGAGTTAGCATCCGAAACGCACCTTTGACGAGCTGTGACTTCGTCATATCTCTGACATTCTTCTCTGCCAGAGCGTCGGTGATCTCTTTCTCGGTAGATAACATACCGAGCGAGTCGAGCACGAACAGCATGGGTTGCCTGTCCGCCTCATCCACCTTCAGATATTTATCGACAGATTGCAACGCCTTGGTTCTAAAGTCCTCAATTGTTACAACGTTCATTACAACAATTCGCTCAAGGTCAATGTCTCGCTCGGAAAGAAGACTCTTGGTAATAGCAGACTCGGTATCAAAATATACAACGACAGCATTAGGATCAGAATCAAGGAAGTTACGAACCACCGCCAGTGAGAAGAAAGTTTTTCCTGTAGAGCTTTCACCGGCAATGGCAGTAATCTTATTAGCAGAAATGCCGTTGTAAATACTCCCAGAAATAAGAGCATTGAATATATACGAACCGCTGTCAATGTACGTTTCAGCGTCGTCAATATCTGAAGCCAGGGTGGCAAATTCGTCTCCGACATCTTTTATTAATTGGTTGAGAAAGGTCATGCAAAAAAGTCTTCAAGCGTTGCTGTGTTTTCTGTTTTCCAACCCATCACATCGAGGATAACCTTGAGCGGATCGAGGAAGGATTTCGTGAACATTGTATCATAATCCACGTATTGATTCAAGCC